ACCATGGGATTTTTAGAATGATAACCCGAACTTTGCTCTCATTCAAAGCCATTACTTTTCAAAAATTCTTTAATGTCATCATAAGCGTGATTCCAAGAGGGTGTTCGCTTTACTTTCCCAACAGCCGCATAAAGCCTACCAAAGTCTTGCGGGTCTCCGTCACCGCTATAAAAACGGCGGTCGCTTCCGCTTTCGACACATGGCATATTTAAAGCCGAAAAAATATCATCGGTAGCCTTGCATATATCGGGTAAATTAGCGGCGTTGGGGTCAAAATAAATTTCCACCTTGAAATCGGTCGGTTGCTGATACATACTGAAAACCTCCTTTGTTTTAATTGGTAGCTGTTAAATTTATATAATAATTATAACAGTAAAATTAATATTTGTCAAGTAAAAATATAAAAATCTTATTAAACGCCAAAGCAAATGACATATTTCAATCACTTGTCCTAGGAAAGTGAACTAAAAAAACCAAAATACACGGTTATAGCCAACGATAGAATCGTTGTGAATATAACAATTCGGTAAATTTTAATGCCGGATTAGGGGGCGTTAATCGCCTAATTTAAGGAGAAAGAGGAAAATATTATGTTTAACTCAAAAACAATCCAAGATTTAAAATTTAAGGTCATTGAATTTGCAAAAAAGAACACGATTTTAACGGTAATTATCGTGGTGTGGTAGTAGTTTTCAGTGTTTTTTGCTATTCGTATTTTCGCAAATAAATCCACACGTCGAAATGACGGTGTACAAACTTGGTCCTCTTATATCAATCATATATATCATCACTTTTCCCCAGATTGCAGTCACGACATAGTGTTTGATAATTTTCAAAAACATTTTGTCCCTCTTTTGCGAGAGGGATAATATGGTCAATATGTAACTGAATTTCTTTGCTTGCTCGTCCGCAAGCAACACATTTAAATCCGTCTTTTTGTAAAACCTTAAATCTCACTTTAGCAAAGATGTTAATGCGTGGCGTCTTGATGGGTTTTTCAGAGGTTACTTCTTTTTTCTCGGTATCTCGCTCTAATGTTTCTATATCTGTTGATTTAATTGTTTCAATTGTTTGCATAATCGGTATAAAATCGAACGATAATTGCGAGTTTTCAACGGTTGTTTCAACTTCCACATTCTGTTCAGAAACAATGTCGGAAACATCATCATCTTCAGCGTTTAACCATTCGTGAAAACGCAGCAATGTTCCATTTAAACCGTCAAAATGTTGGCAATATTGGTGATAACTAAACTTTGAAATCCCTTTTTCAAAATCGGCGCATCTTGGTTGACGACCAAGCTTCTCCCAAACAATTCTTAAATTTTCAAGCATTTCATTATCGGAAATATTGTTTGAGTATATAACGCCTTTTTTAGTTTTATCCAAACCTGCTTTTTCAAGAGCATTTTTCCAAGAACCAAATATTCTTATTGCGGTGTCACGACTATAATCACCAAATTCGTTATATTCTTTACGAGTTAAAGTTGTTTTGTTCAACTTATCGGCAACATTTTTTATATCCTCAATTAATTCAGAATCACTAATACGGGCAATATCTAATATCACATCCAATCTTGCCTCTTTATGCACCTTTACCCACGAACCAAAACGGTTTATCACACCGCTCGCATAAAACAATCTATTACTATCGTATTCCTTTTAAGAGATTTTGCTACTTGCTGAACATCTTCAATTATTTTCATATTAGTAATGCTATTAGTTACGTTTGAATTTTTTACTTTAATTTCCATAATTATGACCATTCCTTTCTACAAAATACGCAACCGTAAAAGATTGCGAAAAGAAACCGCCCCGCCCGCACAGGAAGAGCCTGTTTTTACATTGCAATTTAAGGTGGCAGACACCAAGCGGCGACTCATCGAATTAAAAAATTATCTGAATGAAAGGGGATATAATTATGAGTAATCAAGTGGAAGTGCAGAAATTGAATTTTCTTGTTGCGGTACAGACCGACAAATTTAAGAAGCTAATCAACAGTTATTTACTAGACCCAAAGCAAGCGGAACGGTTTATAGCTTCGGTGTCGTCAGCTGTAACCGTTAATCCCGAATTGCAAAAATGCGATGCAGGAACGGTATTATCGGCGGCATTGTTGGGTGAAGCTTTAAAATTATCGCCGTCACCGACTTTAGGACATTATTACATGGTACCGTTTGAGGACAAGAAAAACGACCGCACTGTGGCAACCTTTATTTTAGGCTACAAAGGATATTTACAACTTGCGATGAGGAGCGGGATATATAAAAAAATCAATGTACAAGCTGTAAAAAAGGGCGAATTAATATCCTATAATCCATTTGACGAGGAAATCAAACTCAACATAATACAAGACGAATTAAAGCGGGAAACCGCCGAAACAACAGGATATTACATAATGTTTGAATACAATAACGGATTTAAAAAAACGCTCTACTGGAGCAGAGAAAAAATGGTACAACATGCATTGAGATACTCTAAGGCTTTTGGGGCGACCGTCGCAAAAGGAAAATACCCCGGTAGAGTGCCGCACGAGGATTATTTTTCGGGTAAGTACAACAAAGCCGATGAATGGGTTTACTCATCACACTGGTATAAGGACTTTGACGGAATGGCATTTAAAACCATGATACGGCAGTTAATCGGCAAGTGGGGTATTATGTCAGTCGAAATGCAAACAGCTTTTGAGCGTGATAATACAATCGAAACTGACAAAGGAAAATTTGAATATGTTGACGGGGCTGAAATATCGGCGGCGATTGAAAACAATCAGCGAATAGATGTGCGTTTTGAAGACAAAACGGAATCCCCTGCCGATGAATCGGGAATGTCAGAATCTGTTTTGAATATGAGCGATTTGGAATGATTTACAATATCATATCTACAGGAAGTAAAGGCAATGCCGTAATTATTAACGATAATATCTTAATTGATTGCGGCGTTCCTTATAAGGCATTAAAGCCCTATGTCAAGGATATTAAACTTGTATTGTTAACTCACATTCACGGCGACCATTTTAATCCTGCAACAATAAAAAAATTGCACAGCGACCGCCCGACTGTTCGTTTTGGCTGTTGCGATTGGCTTATCAATCTCCTATTGGATTGCGGTGTAAACAAGCGGAATATTGACCCATATAGTAACGGCGGGATATTTGAGTATAAAAACCTGTGCAAAATTACCCCGCAAAATATCCCGCATAACGTCCCAAATTGTGCCTATCATATTCAGATTGATAATTTCAAAATATTCTATGCAACCGACACAAACGATTTATCCCATGTTTCTGCTCTCAATTATAATTTATATTTCGTAGAGGGAAATTATACCGAGAGCGATATTTTAGAGCGGATAAGACAGAAACAGGAAATCGGGGCATTTTGTTATGAATATGAAGTTTTGAATAATCATTTATCTGTAGAAAAAGCTACAGAATGGCTGTTTGAAAATGCGAGAAATAAGTCTGAATATGTTTTGTTGCATGGACATGAAAGTGAGAAAGGGGTGAAACCACTCGATGAGTAAAAACCGAGACAAAAGCGTATGTTACGATTGTACTAATGACGGTTGTTATTGCCATATTAACCCACCTTGTAGTCTTTGTGCTTACCACGGAGAATGTTGTATTTGTGGGCAAAAAACGTGTTTAGAAACCGATTTTGACGATTGCGGTAACAGGGAATATATGTGTGGTAGTTGCCAAGATGAAGAACTCCACGAAAAAAGAACAGCACAAATTAAAAATAAAAAGGAGAATGATATTATGAAATCAGCAGAAATTATCTCACTTTGGAAGAAAAGGGAATATGAAAAGCTGGAAACCGCCTACAGAACCGCAAATCGGGACATCTTGACAGCAGACCCAAATTACATTTTATACGAAAAGTATAAAATTGATACCGCAGGGAATTTTGAGCATGATGTTTTTATCCCGACTATGTTCCCAGAATTTGACAAAAAGTTAGTCTGCAAGGAAACCGACAAGAAACTACAAGAGAATTATAAAATTTGGGGTAGCAACGAAAGCAAGGTTGATGAAATTACAAAAGAATTAACCGCCCTCTGCTCTGCCTGTGAAACATGGGAGCAAGAAAAGGAAATTTTGATTGCTTATGGCATATTAAATGAAAAGGGGGTATTTGAACAAAGAGAATAAGAAAGCGGGTGATGATATTGCAGATTATTGGATATATAAGCGATTTCAAACACGGTAATCTGCATATTATAGCACCCCTCGAAAAGGGCTATATCCTCGACAGGCAGCAGATAACGGACTGCGAAATACGTCTGAATGACGGTCGCACAATATCCGCCCTGCAACGCAAGGCTATATATGCTACAATGGCGGATATATCGGATTATACGGGATACACACCCGATGAATCTAAAGCAACGATGAAAATGCTGTACATAGCCAAGACAGGCGCGGATTACTTTTCCTTGTCCGACACGGACATGACGACAGCTACTGAGTTTTTGACGTTTTTGATTGAGTTTTGCGTTGAAAATGATATTCCATGCTCTGACAGATTAATTAACCGCTCTCCTAATATCGGACGTTATCTTTATGCTTGCATTATGAATAAAAAATGTTGTATTTGCGGGAAACCTGCCGAACTCCACCATTTAAATGCTGTGGGTATGGGGCGGGATAGGACAGAGATATGTCATATCGGCATGGAGGCATTATCACTATGTCGCATATGTCACACGGAATCGCATACTGTAGGGCAACAGGAATTTTGCCGAAAATATAAGGTTTTCGGAATCAAAATTGACAAGTATATTGCTGAAATTTATAATTTAGGAGCAATCTAATGAATTATATAGCCGAAATCAACGCTTTTTATATTTGCCAAGTCGAAAATCCGACATCAGTTAGCTCACAGGCTCTATGGCATAGACTTATGGCGTACTGCAATGGGTTTAACTGGAAAAAAGATTTTACTTTGACAAATACGAGGTTAGTTGAAGATTTAGGTATATCCAGACTGGAACTTGACAGAGCGAGAAATGCGTTATGTCAAGCAGGGTATATATCTTATAAAAAAGGCAAAGGCAATCAATGCGGTACATATCAGATAAATAGTCTTGTGTATCAAAAACAATGCAATTTTGATACACAACCTGATACACAACCTGATACACAAACTGAACCATTAAATAAACTAAATAAAACTAAACTAAACGAAACTATTAATAATCCATTACCCCTTGAAAAAAAGACCGCGGGGAACAGCGAAAAAAATAAAATTTATTCAGACATAATTTTCCATTTAAATTCTAAAGCTAACACAAATTATCGCGCATCGGGCGATAATACAAAATCACTTATCAACTCTCGCATAAAAGAGGGTTACACGCTTGATGATTTTAAGACCGTGATTGACAAGAAGTGCGCTGAATGGAAAGGCACGGAATGGGCAAAGTTTTTGCGCCCCGAAACTTTATTTTGCAAAAAACACTTTGAAAGCTATTTAAATCAACTTACCGCGCCTAAGCGCGAAACATCATACGACCTTGACAAAATTGTTGAACATTCCGTGAATAATATTCCGAAATATAAAAGCAGAAAGGGTGAAAATCCGAGTGAGTAGCGACATATTCACGAGCTCAATCAAATACGGTTATCAGATTAATTGCGCGGATAATCCTGTTTTGCGCGCAATTTACGACCATAGGCTAGCTATGCTCAACCGTCAAAATAATCGTAATCTGAATTGCATGATGGGCGACCTTGACCGCTGGAATTTTGAAATGGAATTTTGGGCAGTTTTAAGAAAATGGTATAAAAAGCTATATAAAACCGAAATTCCCTCACTTGTTTTCGGCGATGAGAAAATCCATATTCGCGAATTATTAAGTGATTTTCAAGTTAAAAAGCTTGAAGAATTAGTCAAAATGATTCAGCCTAAAAAGGCGGTTGAGCAGATTTGGGGGTGCGTTAATGCCGACTAAATATTATACCCCTGTCGAAGAACAGGAACAAGCCATGCTGTTTGAATGGGTAGAGCTTGCCAAGGGGAAATATCCAGAATTGTCGATGATGTTTGCGATTCCTAACGGCGGATACAGGCACAAAGCGACCGCAAGGGCTATGAAGCGGCAGGGTGTATTAGCGGGTGTTTGCGATATATTATTGCCGGTATCACGGCAGGGTTGTCATGGTCTTTTCGTTGAAATGAAACGGAAAGGCGGGCGGTTACAAGACAATCAACTTGACTTTATCGAATCCGTCAGAAAACAGGGATACAAGGCTGAGGTTTGTTATGGATTTGAGGAAGCCAAGACGGCTATTGAGGATTATTTGAGGTGAAATATGAACGATAACGAAATCACAATCGACGGATTCTGTGGAGGCGGCGGGACGTCTTGTTGGCTGGTATGATAATAGCTAAGAGAGGAGGAAAATTAATGTTGCCAATTTATAAACCGAGCGGAAAAGCCGCAGAATACGGCGATTTAGCAATTAACATATACACAGGCTGTAATCACCGCTGTATATACTGCTATGCACCGTTGCAACTCAAAAGGGACAGAGAAATATTTCATAGCGTTGTCGAGCCGAGAAAGGGCATTGTAGAAGCTGTGAAAAGACAGCTTGACAAGGGGTATATTATCAAAACCGAGTTTGAAGAAATCGAACTCAAAAATAAACTGATACACCTCTGCTTTACTTGCGACCCTTACCCCGCCGACATTGACACAACGCCGACAAGAGAGATAATCAAACTCATCAAAGAAAGCGGAAATCATGTGCAAATTCTCACAAAAGGCGGCAGTCGGGCAGAGCGTGATTTTGATTTGCTTGATGAGAATGATTGGTTTGGGGTGACGATTGCGGGAGATGATAATATCTGCTATAAAAATTTTGAGCCTTTCGCTTCGCCATTATATGAGAGAACTATTTCGCTAGTACTCGCGCATGATGCGGGGATTAAAACATGGGTGTCACACGAACCGATTATAATGCCGTCAATTGTTGAATATACAGTTGTTGAGAAACTCGGTAATTACATTGACCTATTCCGCATAGGAAAACTCAATTATGCAGGGCTTGACCCGCGATTGAAAGAAATACATGACGGCATTGATTGGTACGAGTTCGGGCATGAGTGTGAGCGGCTTTGCAAGGAGTATGGGCGAAATTATTATATCAAAGAGGGTTTGAAGGAGATTATGGAGGGGAAAAAACCATGACAAGAGCAGAATTACTTGTAAACGCAAAGCCGATTTTGTTTAATACCGAAATGGTGAGGGCGATTAAGCGGGAGGAAAAACAAGCAAAAGAATTAGGTTACGTGGTTGTTTTCGGGGCTTCCGATGATTTGTGCGAGTTTCGAGAGGCGATTGATGATGAGATAGGAGCACCCGGGACGATTTGCTTTACCGAAACAGGGATAATGGAAGAACCCGATTGCGGCGATTATGAGGATTGTAAATACTTTCAATTTTCCAAAAGCCTTTGCAAAACAATAAAAGTTAGTCGGTGTGACCCTGCAATGGACGTTGAAAAATATGGTACATGGACGTACAAGACAGATATTACGCATGAAACTTTCGCCATTATGGAAGACGGCGAAGTTTACGGACAGGGGCTTGTTTTTGATATTAAAAGTTTGTGATTGTGGGGCTAAATTATGAAAATAACGCACAAAAATCGCCATAAACGCTATGAAAAAGCAGTTAAAGAAGCGTATTGTCTGCTTGTTTCCTATAGGAAATTAATAGAGGAGAATGAGGGCATTAGTTCGGAATACGCAAAATCCATAGAAGAAACATACAAGCAATTATGGTGTGAATGTTTGAATGAAAAAGCACCGTGGACATAGAGCAGGAATGGGGAGTAACTAAAACTTGAAATTAAGTTTGTGAGAGGGTGGTTGTCATAAACAGAGAGCAAACAATTGAGCTATTAAAGCGATACCGATATTTACCGCAAGAAATACAAGAAATAAACCGGGAAATAAACCGATGCACTCAAAGCGGAGCGTATGGACTTTACAGGCGATGGCGATTTGATACGAGAGCTTGAAGCGGAAGCTGAGAGGTTGAGAGGTTGAGAACACTCAGAGCAGAGATTTTTAGGGAGATCACGCTTTTGCCGTTTACATTAAAGCAAATAATTACATTCCGATATGGGTATGCTAAAAAAATAAAGAGGAATATTTATATGCCTGTCGGTTGGAATAAGACATTTCCTAAGTTTTACCGAGATGTTACGGAATATCAGCGTACAGGCGGTAATGCTTATGACGATGCACCGGATTGTTTGACTTTGGTGGTTGAGAAGTCAATCAGCCCAAAAGAAAAATACAACGCACTTATTAATGCCTACAATTATTGAGGTGATTACAATACTTACGTTTCAAGATTTTGAAGCCGCCGAAGATAAGGCGGCTTTTATCCTAAAAGCGATTAACGAGCATAAGACCTCTGACAACTACAGGCGAGCCGTAGAAGCACAGGCGTATTATTTGAGGAAAAACACGGCTATAGTCAACCGTATGACATTCATGGAGAAATACGGCGTAAGGAACAGTAAAATAAAATTCTTCAAAATCCGCAGCGGATTTTTCGCCCGTTCTTGTAAGCAATTGGTGGGTTATTTATTAGGCAACGGTGTGACACTGCCGCCCGAAGTCAAACAACGGTTAGGAAATAAGTTTGATAGAGATTTATCAACGGCAGGGTTACAGGCGTTAGTTGACGGCGTTAATTGGGTTTTTTGGAATACCAACCGTGCAGTTATATTCAGAGTGACCGAGTTTGTCCCATTGTTTGATGAAACCAACGGCGAATTAATGGCGGGTATACGATTTTGGCAAATTGACAGGGAAAAGCCGCTGATTATCGAGTTGTACGAAGTTAACGGTATCACAAAGTATGTCAAAAAAAAGGATAGTGCCGACATAGCATTGACACAAGAACAATCGCCCTACACATACAAAGTGAGGATTGATGGCTTAGGGCAGGAGGTAATCGGCGATGGAAATTACAACCATTTGCCTATATTTCCTTTTTATGCGAACGAATCAAAAACCTCCGAATTGTCAGACGGATTCAAAGAAGATATAGATGCTCACGATTTTATTAGTTCCGATTTAGTGGACGGCATAACGACATGGGAGGGCGTTTGGGGAGTTATTAAAAATTACGGCGGTGATGATTTATCCGAGCTTAGGCAAAAAATTTCTGAAATTAAGATGTTGGCTGTTACCGATGAATCGGACGGAGACGTTAAAAGCGTTGAGTTTCCTCATCAAGCTAAACAAGTTGCTCTTGACTTACGTACGCAAAGTATGTTTGACGATACAATGACACTAAACATGGGGATATTGACGGGAGGTAGCCTTACTAATGTCGCTATCAACGTATCCAAAACGGATTTTGACTTAAAGGCAGATTATTTTGAACAACAAGCAACTGACGTTGTTGAGAACATTTTAAGTCTGTTAGGTATAGATGATATAGTGCCTAAGTTCAAACGGCGAACGCTCACGAACGACACCGAACACGTGAATAATATAACCTCAATGTCGGGCGGCTTGCCTTATGTTGATGTGAAGTGGGCAATCGAAAATAACCCGCTCATAGCCGATGAAGACCAAGAGGAACTTTTAAAGCGAATGGAGTTAGAACATTCGGGAGTGCCTTTGGGAGACCGAGAGTTAGATGGGGTTGAAGAATGGCTGATTTAGGAACGCTCTTGACTGATGAGCGAATGAAAGCCCTTGCAAATCGTCTCGAAACAGTTTACAGGGAAGCACTCCAAACCGCCGTCAAGAATGAACAGGTGTGGATTGATAAACTTGCTTCCCTGCCCGCCGATTCGCCTTTAGAGAAGCGGACGGCGTTTGCAAATGAAGCTATACGCCGAGGTGAACAAGTCAAGCGAATTTCCGCTGAAATTGCCAAAGCGGGAGATACGGCGAGAAACATCATTAACGGCGAAATGACTAACATTTACGGTTTGAATTATGATTTTTCAAACTATTCAATAAATCGGCTAACAGGGCTTGACCTTGATTGGACGGTGTACGACCGCAACCAAATCGGCGTACTTATGCAGGAAAATCAAAGCCCTTTTACTAAAATAGCGTACAATAACCTTGAAAACAGTACAGAAATTTCACGGCGTTTGCAAAATCAGTTATTGCAAGGCACGGTACTGGGCGAAAGCCAACAGAAAATAATACAAAGAATACGCTCCGTCACAGGCTATAATGCCATGCGAGCAAAACGCATAGCACAGACCGAGCGAGTGCGGGTGCAATCCGAGGCACGGTTTAAAGGCATGGAAGAAGCCGCCGAAATGGGCTTAGGTATGCAAAAGCAGTGGCATAGCCGTATGGACGAGAGGGTAAGAGACGACCACGCCGCAATCACAGGCGATATTGTAGACTATGACGAGCCTTTCGCAAACGGCTTGATGTTCCCCGGCGACCCAAACGGCGAACCAGCGGAAGTTATCAATTGCCGTTGTGCGATGAAAGAATTAGTTAAAAGCACGTCCCCCGCCCTTGCCGCACACCGGGAGAAGTTTAATAGAGATATGGGGTTTGATGAATGGCGGGAGCAAAGACTTTCAAGACGTGATACAGCGAAAATAAGAGAAAATTACCGAAGCGAATTTAAAGGATTACAAACATCAAACGGAATAACTGTCAAAGCTCCGTCAGCACATTTCATAGAACAATCGGCAAAAAGAGGAATAAGTGCTGAAAATGCCGCAAAAGCCTTGACAAGTCCTCTGTATGTTGGTAAAATAAGAATAGACGATAAAGGCAGACCAAGCCAAACCTTTATAGGAAAGCAAGCGACTGTTTCAATAAACCCCGATACAGGTATATTGGCAACTACTTATTCAACAGGTTCAAGAAGACGAAGAAAGTATGGTGGAAACGATGAAGCTGAATAAATTCAATAATGAACAACTTGAACTCTTAAAAATGTTAGAAGTTGCTGTTAATGAAAATAAAAAGTATTCTTTGGAAGAGATAGAAGAAATTCTTGACATTCTTACCATGCGAATAAATGCTGATGACGGTAACCTTAGCAAGGAAGCCAATATTTGCGAGGACATTATAACAATTATTACGACTGATCCCGATTGGTGATTAGGTGTCAATAATTAATTAAACCGCCCAAACGGCGGTTTTTTCATGGAGGAATTTATGAATATTGAGTTTAAAGACCATTCCGAGCAGGTTTTAGCCGAGATAAATAAACGCATTAACAAGGCATTAACTGCTTTAGGGTTTGCAGTCGTGAACGTAACTAAGGACTACATAGATAATCGATACGGACGAAAGATATGGATTAGCGGCGACTTGTACCGTTCCATAACCTTTGCCCCTCCCGATATAATCAATAAAACAGTCACAATCGGTTCTAACATGGAATACGCAGGCTGGGTACACAACGGCACGGCGAGAATGGAAGCCCGCCCTTTCCTCCGCGATGCTATCATGGAAAACATGGATATATGGCGGGAGGTAATCGCCGAGCATTTGGGGAGCGGGTGGGGCATTAAAGTTAATATATAAAGCTGTTGAAAATCAACGGCTTTTATTTTGCGAAAATTGCGAGAGCAAACTCGTAAAAAGCGTAATATTTTTGCAAAAAATAAAATAGGCGAGGGAGCGACCCCGTAAAAAGCATAGCCGAGAAAAGGAATGAACAGCATGAACAACAAGCAATTGATTGATTTAGGCATTGAGGATTCAGCCTTAAGGAAACAAATTCTTGAACTTCACGGTGAGGGAATCGAAACAGCAAAGGAAAAAGCGACCGCCACCGCCGAAAGGAACGCCGAGAAAGCCGAAAAGGAAGCGAGCAAGCGGGAATCTGCTTTGCAGAAAAAAGTTGACGAACTTCAAAAAGTCGTTGACAATATCCCTGCTGATAGTGAGGACTGGCAAAAGAAACACGATGAACTCAAAGCGGCAACCGATAAGGCTATAGCCGATAAGGACAGCGAAATCAAAAGCCTAAAGGACGGTTACGAATCCGAAAAGACCACAGCCAAGACGGCGGCGGCTTTAGAATCAGCGTTGCTTGCGGCAGGGGCTAACGCTAAGTATGTCAAGAAAATCATCAAGGATATTGATATATCAACGCTAATCCTTGACGGCGATACAATCAAGGACATTGACAAGCACATTGAGACGGCTAAGAACGCAGGGTGGGCTGATATGTTCGGGACGGTTGAGACTAAGGGGGTTGATGTTGGAAAACCTCCGCAAAATACGGGCGGTAAATCTTTTAGTTTTGATGAAATTCAAAAAATGTCGCCGGACGAAATTAACGCAAATTGGGAGGGAATCAGTGCCTCTTTAGAAAAAAAGTAAGGAGAGAATATAATGAACTCTAATTTTATACCCCAATTATGGAGTGCGAGACTGCTTGCACATTTAGACAACGCCCTTGTAGCACGGCGGTTTTTTAATACGGATTGGGAGGGTGAAATATCCGATTACGGAGACAGAATTAAAATCAATCAAATCAGTGATGTTGAGGTTTTTGAATACATCAAGAACCAAGACATGACCGCGCCGGAATTGGTTGACGGCGATGATGTGGATTTGCTTATTGATTTTGCGAGGGCGTTTCATTTCTACAAGGTCTTTCAACTTAATATGCCCGATAAATGGTGCGAGTTTTCTTTGTCTGAAACCGTAATTGTAAAGTGTGGACGATGCAATGACAAGTTCTTTCGCTTTCAAGAAATATTCGGTGTAACTGTCAAACGTGATATTACTGTCAGTTGCGGTATATTCGTCAACAGATTTTTCAAAAATCACGCTCTGCTTTTCGGCATTTTTCCTATTCCACGCCTCACTTTTGGCGTGGTCATACTTCACCGAAAGATTCTTGAAAATTTGCTTGCCTGTTGTTGCGTCCCGGTGGTCGAAAACCCGCACACTGCCCCGCCCAAATGAATCTGCGGAATTTTTTCTATGCCCTGCCGCTTGTAACTTCGGTGGTCGATTTTGATTTCAGCGTGATTATTCCTTTCAAGATATTCGTTGCAAATATTCGCCCAATTCTCTCGCCAAAGTTCAGCGTTCGCCCTGTTGTTCCAATCAACCGACGGCTCTGAATAGCACTTATATTGCCGCTTCTTTTTGTCGTGAATACAGAGGTCGGCAACCATTCCCTCGTCAACAAAATTACGCTTGCAATACTCCTTTGCAAGCGTAATTTGCTTCTGTCTAGGCAGTTCAACGGGCAATGCAAGTTCAACAGTTCTTGTGAGTTGAGCATTGCGATTTTTCTCAATTTTTTCAACTGAATTCCAAAGCAAACTGCGGTATAAAAATTCATTCGGGGCGTTTGCGGTCAGTAAAATTTCAGCGTGTATTATCTCTTTTTTACGGCGGTAATCGTGGGTTACTCCGTCATATTCATTTGTGATTTTACTGCCCGAAATATATGCGGCGGAAGCCACGGCAGTCTTGCCTTTTCCACGGGTTATTATTCTGATTGAGCAATGATAAATTGCGATAATCATCTCCTTTTTATCCGCTTTGCGGATTTATCTTTTCGCCGTTATGACGGCGGAAATTACGGCGATAGCTGCCATAATGCCGTCTGCGTAAGACCGCACGATACCACAATTTATTTTGTGGTATATAAGTGCGCTCTTACGAGATAAAGTGGGTTTTTACGTTTGAACCAAATTGCGTATTCAAAAAACGGCAAGTCTTAACTTGCCGAAAACAGCTTTTTCAATAGGCTCATTATTTCGTCATTTGACACACTTTTTCAGCACTTGGAATGAACGCTTCAAGCATAGCTCCACGCTCAATTAAATGCTTAGTTTTTGCCTTGCGATTGCGTTCTTTTTCTTCGCTCTCGGCAAGGATTTTTCGGTGGTCCAATTGCTCGTCTTTCTTCAAACAAGAGCGTGTTTTGTTGACTGCTTTTTCAAGCTCAAGGTCGTTCTTGGCTTTCGTCCCGGTGATTTTTTCGGCGGAATTTCTTCACGCAGATAATTGTAGTCAAGCAAAATTTGAAGAGTCTTATTCAGTTCCTCATTGCTCTTGAAACGTCTGCAAAGCCGCAACAAATCACGCTTAGATATGCTCACGGTTTTCTCCGATTCAATGTGGTCGGTCTTGCCTTCCATACGATAAATTCCATTGAAACAGTAGGACAAAACGGACAGAATTTCAGTCGCTGGCATGGCAGGGTTTGTGAAAGTTGTCCGTGAAATTCCCCGCACCATTTCGCAGGGAATTGTCGGCAACACTTCAAGAGGAAAATCAGGCAAAGTGCTTTTGTCACGGACAAGCGGAACGGGCATTTTCCAATCAAACTGTTACATAATTCACGTCCTTTCCGAGCACAACTTCAATCAAATTCTTCTCTGAAATCAGATACTTATTGCCCGCCATAAAGCAGGGTAATTGACCATTTAGACACATCTGGCGAATACGATATTCCGACAGTCCGTCAATGAGTTGTGCCGCCTCTTTAATGGTGAGAATATGGGGTTTTTGCGTGGTTTGTTGATTCATTTTTGAATCCTCCTTTTTGTGTTTTTGTACGAATACATTTATGTAAAACCCCATATTTTCGCAAAGAAAACAGCCCTGTTCCGTTTGGAATTGAGCTGTTTTGTCCGCTTTGTCACATTTGTCACGCATTAAAAATGCACTTGCCAGTTTAAATGAAAAATATCAGAATCAGATATTGTTTTCATCTTCATGTTTTTCAAAAAGTTCGGCAATAATCCTCATTCGCTTCAACACGCCGCTGTGATTTTTATAGCCGAGTTTATCCGCAATTTCTTCGTAAGTATGACCATTTACCCGCAACTCCAAAATCTCCATATCTTTTTGGGATAGTCGCATTTTGAACCGTTCAACATAATCTTCGCCCTCCACAGATTCACAAAAATCAGCAGTATTATCCGCAACTTGCAGGGCAGAAAAGTCACCGTTATCTAATCCCGATTCAAGCGATTCAAACTGAAATCTCTTTGAACGAGTGTGATACCATTTTCGCCGAAACGATTTTCTGACATTCGTGTCCCACTTTTCAAAATCCTCATCGCAAGGCATTTCACGAACGACATCAAGAATCGGTTGCCAATTTTGCTCGTAAATGCCACGCCCAACAACACGCTCCATAATCATGAAAACATAATTGGGTTGAAAAAACGGAACAACGCCCAAATCAAACAAAGTTTGCAAGTTCAAGTCGATTTCTTTATCAAGTAAATCAAGCCAAAGTGGGATTGCATAGGATAATTGCCAAACCGGGCAGTAACCTGTGTAATGTTCTTTCCAACCGCCAAAGTCGAAATGCGGGAACGCTAATGCCGCACCTGCATCCATAATTTCATTTAAAAACAAGTCGCTGTTGACCTGTTCTGTCAGTATTTCCGATTCTAAAATTTTACGCAAATTACGTGGTAAAGTGCGGAGCGTTGGGAATTTATACAGCAAATCCTTGGGCAAAAAGTATACAAGCGGCATATATCTGAGGTTGCTGTCGGCGGGAATTTTATATTGAGTCATTTTAATTTTCCTTTCTTTTTAAGTAGTATTATATTTATTAACGACAATACTATGCCTTAATTGTTCCTGATTTTGAAATTCATTTTTGGGATTGAGATAGAAGAATAGAAAATGGAGCAAAAACCTCCGTATAATATATAACGACAAATATATGCTTTAATTGTTCCTATTATACCAAATTATTTTTGGAAAGTCAAGTTTAGCGTGAAAAAAGAACCGCCGAAATGACGGTTTGAGGTATTTTAGTGGTTTATTGTTATAAAATTTTTTCAAAAACCCTTGCAATTAAACGCAAAATGTGGTATAATTAAAGGTATGAACTGGCATTATATCGGATTATAATGGAAAATAGGCGAGATTTCGGGGGAGTTAGGGGATTAGTGGTCAAGAAGATGAACAACCATTGCTGAATGATAACGGTTTGTGCTTGGACGGCGTAACGCCGGGAAGGTTAAGCAGTCATTTTTTCGAAGCAATTACTTTTTTGCCGATTTTATCAAAGATATGAGGGGTACTGAATGAAAAGCACAGTTAGTTCTGCTGATTTTGTCGCTTGGTTAATAACACAAAAAAACTCCCACGGTAAACTTTATTTAGAGCGAGTCGCTAAAATGTATTCGCGCTATCTGAAAACCGCTCCCCCTAAACTCGACATCCCATTAACCGAACACGAAAGGAATGTTTATGCTTGTTTGACAGTTGAAAGTTTCGATAAGTTGCGTAAGATATTTCGTGCCGCACCAAATTATAAAAAAGTAAACGAGTATGGGCATCAAACATTTTCAGCAGGATTGAATTGCTATGCTCGTTATTTAGAACATCTTGCAAATTTTACAAACAAAGATTTATTAGACAAGGTGAAATATATGCAGACTAAAACTTTGAGCGATGATGAAGAGACCGCCATTCTTATGGTTTTGGAAGAAAAGTTTTCTAACGGTTTTCAATTTGATTCACCAATTCAACTTGGGAGGCTTAGAAAATTTACGCTTGATTGTTTTGATATTGAACTTTCTCATACAGACGAAACGCTAATTAAATCGGTAAAATCATTTGGCACGGAATTTGAGGGTAAGATTTATATCATAACGGAAGATACCAAAAATCGAATCAAGGGATTGGCGGATAATTATTTTGCCAAGGGAGCAAAAGTGATATTTTATGAGGCGTTTTTTGCGGCACACGAGAATCGACTTTTTGAAACAAGTGTCAGAACAGAAGAAATGTTAAAAGGGATATTCCGCAAACTCTATCCGAATTTGATTTTTACATTGACGTATTTTGGGCTTGCAGATATAACCGTTAACGACGTTATAACGAATGAAATACTTCGCATATGGGGCGATGTTACTTTTTTGACATATTCGCAAATTTCCGAGCAATTACGGTACATTCCTTATCACAGAATAAAATTCGCATTAGGGCAAAACGGCGACTTTATAATTAACAGACGAGGTAGTAGTGAATCGGATGGTGAATGTATTCACATAAGTAAAATCCACATTACCGACATTGAAAAAGAAGAAATACGAACAAGCGTAAATCAGACTTGTCTGGTACATCGATACGCTTCACTGAACGACCTTGATATTTCTGAGATTGAGGAGAATAACTATGGGCTTTCTACGGCGGCAATTCATACAGCGATTTACCAACTTTGCTTTAACGGAAGCTACGGCGATTATAACCGCAGAGGTAAAATCCTAACTCGAAAAGGTGAAAATATAGATGCTTTATATATTATTAAAGAATACTGCCTCACTCAAGATAGAATAACGCTTAACGAATTGTTAGCATTAGAGGTAGAACTGACAGGCGAACAGCACCGATGGATACCAATGCAAGCGGGTTATGACACAATGATTCGTATTGACAAACAAACATTTATAGCGGATAAATATCTTGATTTTGACAATGACGGCATAGACATTGCAATAGAGTATTTCTTGCACGGCGGTGAATATTCCCCATTAAAGGCAGTAATAAATTTTGCTATGTTTCCACATTGCGGAGAAGCTTGGAATTTATTCTTACTTGAGAGTTATGTTAGACGGTTTAGCAAAAATTTCCGATTTGACACTCGTTCGGTGAATTCAAAGGGCGTGGGTGCTATCGTCCGTCAATACAGTCGTCTGACTTATGACGACATAATGGTTGATGTTGTTGCTCAGTCCGGCATAATTCTAAACGCACAGAATATTTTGAATTATCTGCTTGAAAATGGTTTAATATCGCAGAGAAGGCATAAAGATATTGACGGTCTTATAAGTCGGACTAAAACGATACGTGAAAGGGGAAATTAAGCCTTGTATTCATACACACACGACCCAATAACCGGCGGATTACTGCTTAATTCCTCGCCTACAAAAATGAGTAAAGAACCGCGACCGGTCTATGCGGCGGAGCTTGATTTACTTGGATTTGATAAATATTGGAAGTACGATAAACAGACAACTACCCCATATATGTGGGCGGAAGCAAACCGTTACTGGTATAGAGGACGGCTTGTTGCCTCTCTCCTTGGCGGTGATGTTTACCATGCACCTGTTATACAACTCGCTTACGTTTGTGAGGAATGGAGAGAAACTCCGCAGAGCAGTAAAGCAACAGAAAAAACAGAGTGCAAGAATTTTGACGAAATCGGCGAAACTTACATAGACAAAAAAGGCAATGTTTTTAAACTTTCACCGCCGGAATTGAAAAATAAAAAGCTTCGTCCCATTGATATAACGGCAATGGTAGAGGCTAATCGCAAAATTCTCGGTTGGATTGAAGATACAACCGCAAAGAAAATTCTTGATGTTTATGAGCGTTACGCCGACAAACTTGACATCTTTCACGTTGCGTTTAGCGGCGGAAAAGATAGTTGTGTTTTACTTGACCTCGTTAAAAGTGTTTTGCCGCAGGATAGTTTTGTTGTGGTTTTTGGTGATACGGGTATGGAGTTTCCCGATACTTATGATGTAATCGACAAAGTTGAAGCTGACTGCAAACAGAGCGGCATAAAGTTTTATCGTGCAGCTTCACATTTTTCGCCGACTGAAAGTTGGGAACTGTTTGCTCCGCCGTCAAGGGTACTGCGTTGGTGTTGCAGCGTTCATAAATCCGCCCCTCAAACGCTGAAACTGCGTGAGATTACAGGGAAACAAAATTATATAGGGCTTGATTATGTTGGTGTGAGGGCAGAAGAAAGCATTATGCGTTCTGAATATGAATACGAAAATTACGGCAAGAAACAAAAAGGGCAGTATAGCCACAATTCAATTCTTGAATGGACTTCCGCAGAAATATGGCTTTATATGTATGCTCACGATGTTATTATAAATGAAACATATAAAAAAGGAAATGGTCGTGCAGGTTGTTTGTTTTGCCCAATGTCCGGCGGGGTGTGTGATTATATTAGGCGGCAGAATTACACAACACAAATTGATACATATATCGACACAATAAAAAGAAAATATTCGGGTGATAAACGTAACAAACAAAAACAGGAAACATTTATAACAAACGGTGGATGGAACGCAAGGAAGAACGGTCGTGAGATAGCCAATAATGAGTTTAAATGTTCGGAACGATATGACAACGGATTCCTTTATATAGATGTCAAAAATCCAACTTCTAACTGGGAAGAATGGATTAAAACAATAGATACTAGTATACACAAATACAATGTAACGAAGCAAAGGCTGGGGTATACTGTAAAAATATCTGAACAGATATTAAAGCGTAATCCGCTTTTCGGTCGTTTATTTAGACAAGTGTTTCACAAGGCGGCTTATTGTGTGGGTTGCGGTGTATGCGAAGCAAACTGCCCAAATGAAAGCATACATTTTGAAAAAAGCAAAGTGTCTATAGCAGACTGCAAGCTATGCAGACAATGTCATGAAATAGACAGCGGTTGTTTGATGTTTCATTCACTAAGACACCCGCAAGGAGGAGGAAAGTCTATGAAAAGCTTAAATTCATTCGCAGACCACGCCCCCAAGGTGCAATGGTTGCAATCCTATTTTGACCTAAAACAGGATTTCTTTACAGACCATTCTTTGGGACCTATGATGTTTGATATGTTCAAACGCTTTCTGAGAGATGCCGGACTTAACGAAAAAAATCGTTTCACTCCTTTTGCTGAATTGATTTCTAATATCGGCTACAATACCGATACGGCAATGGGGCTTATACTTGTTAATCTTGTAAATGATAACCCACAAATAGAATGGTATGTAAACAATCTTGAAGTTGGGCATATTTATGAGCGTTCATCTGTTGAGGGTATGCTGTTGGAATTTGATGTCAAACCTAAAGATGCTAAATCAATCGTTAAATCTTTCAAGCGTATTGCCGAAACACCACTCGGAACAAAGCTAAAATTTTGCTATGTTTCTGATAACGGCGATTTGATAAGAACGGCTTGTATGGTGAGTGACCCTCGTGTTATTCTCTATGCACTTTATAAATTTGCGGAAAAGTGCAATGATTACAAAGAGTTCACGCTGAATACGCTTCTTTCTGATAATATTGACCGTGATGGAATATCTCCTACCCGCATTTTCGGGATTGACCGTGAAACAATGATTCCCTTACTGCTTGGACTGACGGCGAGATACCCCGATTTTATCAATGCAACATTCGCAAACGACCTTGATAAAATCTCACTAAAAGACGACCAAACAAGCGAGGATGTGTTAAAGCTTTTCGAGGAGGATAACAGAAATGGCTAATAAATACGCTGAATATTTCGATATTGACAAGGAATTTTTCCGTTGCATAGACCAAGAGGCAATTCGCAAATCGCCCGAACTTTGGCAAAAAACATTCCCCCACCCGACTTTTATTACACTTCTCAAAAGGGCGGCAAGAATGTTGGACGGTAGCAAGGAACCGATATGGATTCACGGCTCTTACGGCACGGGTAAAAGCCAATGTGCTTGGGCATTGAAGAAGATTTTAGAAGTTCCCGAAGCAGAGCTTAGAGAGTATTGGGAAAGATTTAGTGTACTGCAAACTAACGCCAATACAGACTTACTTGAGAAACTCATCGGGCATAAAAACCGCAAAATAGTAACAGCATATCGATATGCAAGCGGCGGCATTAAAGGCACTCGTGACTTGCTTTGCGCTGTGCAAGATAGTGTGAAAAATGCTCTTGAAGAAGCGAATGTCGCTTACAAAGGCGAAAATACGCTAAAAGACAGCGTTATAGAATGGCTACAAGACCCATTAAATAATCGCCACTTCAATGAATACTTAGAATTGCCTGAATTTTCCACACTCTTTTCTCAATCAACTGCTGATGAAGTCATCGCTGAGCTCAAAAAAGGCGGTGACTTGAAAGAACTTATGGATAACATTTTCCACTTGTCTGACAAACGCAGTATCACAGCATTTGACCTCAATACTGACAGGCTAATTGAATGGATTAAAGATGTTATCAATAAAAACGATATTAAAATCGTTCTTATTTGGGACGAGTTTTCATCGTTTTTTACAAATAACAGAGGCTCTCTTGACGAATTTCAAAAAATCGCAAGTCTTGCTCAAAGTACGCCGTTTTACTTTTGCGTTGTTACTCACCAAACATCAAGCATCATAACAAACTCACAAGATGAAGCTTGGAAAGTTGTAAGGCAACGCTATGAACATGGCTTTGTCGAAATTACACTCCCGGATAGTATTGCATTTGATATTATCGGCACGGATGGTGCAATGCAGATAAAAGATGCCGCAAAGAGTGAGTGGTTGACGATTGCCGATAATCTTTACGCAGAAGTTCCCGATTCAAGCAAAGCTGTTATTGAACAAATTAAAAAGACTGAAACAAACAGCCATATATCTGCTGATGTTTTCAAGAAAATAATGCCGCTCCACCCTTTTGCAGCAATGGTATTGAAGTATATTGCAACAGCGTTTGAAGCAAACCAACGCAGTATGTTTGACTTTATTAAAACCGCCGATAATGAGGATGTGAAAGCGTTTCAATGGTTTATATCTGAAACGGCACAGGATGATGAAAGACCTTTGCTGACGGTTGATTTATTGTGGAATTTTTTCTATGAAAACGGACGCAAAAATCTCACCGCCGATATACAGTCAATACTTGATACATTCCCACGTCAAAAGAATCTCTCCGAAAAAGAACAATCCGTATTGAAAACAATTCTCATTATACAGGCAATCGACCAACGCACAAGCGGTCAATATGAATTGTTCCGTTTGATTAACAGAAACTTATCCCTTGCGTTTGAGGGTGTAAGCGAGCTTAGTGGCAATGCGGCGGTATCTGTTGCGAATAAATTAGTGCAGGAAGGTATACTTTTTAAGCGGAAAATCGGTAACAATGTTGAGGTCTACAATGTTGTAGGGCTTGCAGGCGACCAATCAAAGATTGAAAACCACAAGAAAGAATTGCGTGAAAAAACAACTACCGCAAAACTCGTTGAACTGGGTGGTCTTCAAAGTGTGATAACACTTAAATCCGCATTGAAACTTCGATATGATGTTGATAATCCCTTCGGCAAAGAAAATGTGCCGGGCAAACTTATTGCTGTTACCGCCGCTGATTTTAATAAGACTTTATCACAGTTGAAAACTAAAGGACAGGGTTGGCGTTTTATTGCCGTGCTTGCTTTTGCAAAGAACAATGATGAGGTTACCGCTTTTCGCAAAGCTATCAAAGAAGCCGTTGTCAATGAAAATTATAACCACATTATCTTCATAGATGCACTTTCCACGCCGCTCGGCAATGATGAGTTTGAACAATATGTGGATTTCCAATCAATGTCAATGTATTATGCGGGCAATGATAACGAGCTTGCTCGCAAGTATGCAAAAGATGCCAAAGGCGTTCTTGAGGGCGATACAAAAGATGTTCTTGATGGTAATGGTTGGTTTAATCGTATTCAAAATGGGACATTCATAGTGTATACTGCGAACAATCCCGATGGTGAATCTTACTTTAATAAACAAGGTGTTGCCGGAGTTTTAGAAAGTGTAGTTCTTACGAAATTCCCGTTAATTATGGATTTTAATAAGGGGATAACGGAAACAATGCTTTCGCACGGTACAAAAGACAGCGTAAAATGCGGCATTAATCAAATTTCAAAAGGGCGTATTGTTAAAATTGAGACGTTCACACTTGATATACAGCCTAATTCTGTTTGGAATGTGGTAAACTATTGGGAGCAGCCGAGGCTTTCGTGCTTGCCGATTTCCAAAATCAAGATTGCTCTTGATGAGATGATAGGAACTGCTTTTGAAAGTCGAAATGGGCAAATTTCTATTCGGGAAATTTACGATAAACTTGAAGATGATTATGGCTTTGCTCCAAGCAACTTAACGGCATTTCTTATAGGGTTTCTGCTAAAGGAATACTGCTGTGATGAGTATCGATTTATTGATTCTACGGGCAAACCGCTTGATGCGGAGGATAAGGCGGATACTATGGCGGGTATGGTAAGCGACTATATCGGAAACAGCAATCTCGCAAAATATAAAGATACCTATATCGCACGAATGACTTTGGACGAAAAGGCATTTTATGACCTTTCGGAAAAGGTGTTTGATTTGTTGCCTAATTCTTGTGCAACAGTGGGCGTTGCGGCTCTCGAAATAAGTAAAAAGATTGGAGGGATGGGGCTTCCTATTTGGGCATTGCAGTTAGTTGACCAAAATGGAGTATACGATGTCGTTGAGAAGTATATTTCTCTCATTCAAAAAGAAGGGGCAGAGGCACAGGCAATAGCCATTGAAATCGGCAAAGTTGCAGGAGTTAAAACTCGCCTTGGCAACGACTTAAAAGCTCTGATTACAAAAGAGAACTGTCAGCAGGGCATTCGTGAATTTTTGAAAACTTTTGAGGACGGTAAAATTCTCGACCTTGCTTATTCAATAAATGCGGAAGCTAATGTCATAGATGATATACGCCGCCTTTTCAGCGTGGAGCGTTCTCGTTTGTGGATTAAGGCAACAGGTGAAATCGAAATTCGCAAATTAATAACAGAATACGGCATTGCAAGTGAAACAAACGCTTTGCTATCTGTAAACGCAACATCTCTGAAAACGGCATTAGTAGCTTGGCGCGATAAACTTAAATTCATTCATATCTCGTCTGAAACAGCGAAAGCAAAATATGCAAACATTGCAAAACTCATAGACTTTTTGACGAGGATATACTCCCAGACAGAAATATTGCCGGATGGCTTAAAGGCGTTTTTTATGGAGCTACAGATAAATGGTTCCCATCTTGCCGCTTTTATTGGCGATGAAAAAGCTCTATTCGCCGAAGTATATGAGCTATATCTTGACGATTTTACTACCGAAGATGTAGCGGAGATAATATCCAGACTGCCCCATAGTATGTTCGCTATGTCTGCGAGCGAGTGCAATATAAAAGTTAAAGACAAAGCTGAAGAATATCGCAAAGGGCAACTAAAAGTGAAACTCTTTAACTTTTGGCGTGAAAGAACAGGCACAAAAAATCCGAAAGAATGGTCAACTATATATAAATGCCCCATCTTGGCAATGGTTGACGGGAAAAACTACGATGTAGCGAAAAGGACGTTTGACACGATTAATCAGAGCAACCCTCCCGAATTCGCCATAAAAGATGCTCTTGATTTTCTTAATGCTTGGACTTTATTCGATGACTTAAAAAGCGAGGATAAGCGTGATAAAGCGTTTGTAAAACACGTTATTGGCAGTTATGCAAAAATGCTGACAATTCAAAAAGCAAAAGATAAATTAGAACGCTTAACGATTGATGCATATGACTGGCTTTCACACCCGCAAGTAAAAATTGAGATTAAGAGGCTTGCAGAGTATGAGTATAATGCGGGCGGTTCTGACCGTGCGTTAGCTATACTCGAGAGGATGAAACCTGCGGAACGTGACGAATATATCATAAGACTGATTAAGGAGAATGTGTCGGTCGGGCTTGAGATTATTATGCGAGGAGGAAATTAACTTGATTGAAGTGAAGAGGTATTTATCAAATACAAATGTTAATGCACCGTTCTTTCTCGCATGTGGTGATGAAAATTATGAAAGCACAAAAAACCAACTTGTGGAATTAGGACTTAAGCCTGTTCGCCTTAGTGATTGTTGTTCTGCTCCCGATAAACCGCCGAGCCTTGATAAACTTTTTGAAGAGATTGACTTTGCGGATATTGACGGAAGTAGTGGTGACAAGAAAATCGTTATCTTAGGATTAGGGGAATACCTTGCTTTTCGTGGTGAAGACGAAGCTTTCAAACGTCTTGATTCTTTAAAAGATAAGAAAGTGGGAAATGCTCGAGTTGTTTTGCTTCTGCGTGGGGTTTCTTCAATAATTCAGAGAATTCAACAAGCCGAAGCAAAACGGTCTGTAGAACGATATATCTATTTTACGAGTTTTACCAATTCGTTTTTGTCGGTTGCAGTCTGTCCCTCGGAATTGGATTTACCTGCAAGCATAGGAATCAAAGGTATGCTTTTTGATTTTGAAAATGGTAAGTCCATTGTAAGCGTTAAAACGAACGCTGATTTTGGCAGAACTATGTTCGCTGTCCGAAAAATCAATTCCGCTTATGATGGAGTTAAGCATATTATCCCTACCTTTAACCTTGCAGAGAGTTTCGGGACAGCCGAACAATGGAGAGAGTTTTTATCCGCTGTTACAACAGCGGGTGGAAAATTTAACAAGTTATTTTTGGGGTTCGATAACAGACCCGAAAATTTAATCACCTTATGTTTGAACGGAACAAACTATAAAAACTGGCTTTATTTTATTGCCTTAAAACTCAAGTCATCTGAAATTGACAATCCGTACTTGAAATATGTGGCAGAAATAACAAGCGATTTTGCCGACCTCAAGAAAAATATAGTCGGTGCAATAAGTGACATAGACCATACCGACAGCCGCTTTGACGAGTTTTATACCGAACGCAAATTGCTCATTGGACGGCTACTTGCCGAAAAGAAGTTATCTGAAGCGGACATTGCCGCCTTTGTTTCCGACAACCGCCGCAACCCTGTAGAGGGGCTTTATAAACTTACTGACTTGACATTAACTGAACGCAAAGAACTTGTAGCATTGTTTGCCACAATTGCCACGCAAGATGTAATAAAGAGAGTTAATTTGGTATATAGCTTTTTAGCCGATTACCTATGGAAATACACATTTACAGACCCAAAATCCACCGCAAATTTGAATGTTCTTTTGACCGATTATTTTAACAGCTATAAATGGCAAAAAGTAACGAATAATATAAATGACGATTTTTTATCGCAAGTTGAGAGCCTTGCCAAAGAGCGAAAATATAACGGTCTGCGTACTCGCACCGAAGTTTTGAATGGTGTATTGGAAAAGGAGAATACTCATCTTTACTGGATTGATGCTCTCGGTGTAGAGTTTCTTGGCTTTGTGCAAAAGATATGCGAGCAAAAAGGTCTGTCACTTCAGATTCATATTGCACAGGCTGATTTACCGACTATTACGGCAGCTAATAACAATTTTTATGTCGACTGGGTTGGCAAAAAAGAAAAAGAGAAGCATCTTGATGAAATTAAACATAAAGAAAGTGGTGGGTATAATTACGAAACTGAAAATTTACCTATCCATCTTGCTGAAGAGTTGGATGTTATCGCTAATTTGCTTGAAAAAATAGCTACAGAACTTGCTTTGCACAAATACAAAAAAGCATTAATTGTAAGCGACCACGGAGCGAGTAGGCTTGCGGTAATAAATGGGCAGGAAGAGAAATATGATGCTGACGAAAAGGGAAAACATAGCGGACGCATATGCAAACGCCCTGCGGGTTATGCTCCGACATCTACCAACCTGCCGTTTGCTACTGAAAGTTCTGACGGACAATATTTGGTGTTAGCAAATTACGGACGTTTCAAAGGTAGTCGTAAGGCAAATGTGGAAGTACATGGTGGTGCAACTTTAGAAGAAGTTGTTGTGCCGATTATCGAGATAATGCTTAGTTCACCCGATACAAGCATTGAGTTACTTAACTCCGACAGAATATATTCAAGTTTCAGAAAACCGCTTGAATTTACACTTTTTTCTAAGGCAGAATTACAAAGTGTGCGAGTTACCATCAAAGGTCAATCCATACCGTATATTGCGAAAAAGACAGATAAAAATCATTATCACGTTATTACCGACATAAAACGTGGCGGCAAATATTCAGCTGATGTTTTTGACGGCGATAGTTTAATCGGAAAACTTACTATTGATGTCAAAAGTGAAACTCAAAAGAAGTCTGATAGTGATGACTTCGATAATTTGTTTAATTAGGAGGCGTGGCAATTGTTCAATAAACTTCGTAACTGCTTTGATGAAATGGTGGTCTATAAAGACTTGCGAAAAAGCAATTTCTTTTCTGCTTTAAGTTTGCCCTCCTTTATGCGCGACTGGCTTCTCAAAAAGTTTCAAGACGAAAATGGCGAATATGATAGCGAAGAAATATTGAAATTTGTGCATACTTATTTACCACGCAAGGACGATTGGATTTCCATAAAAGACCGTGTTGTTATGGGTAATGAAAGGGTGCGGTTTCTTGCAAAAATCTCTGTTGACATTGACGTAGAAAAAAAGCAAGTATTTTTCGCTTTGCCTGATTACGGATTGGCGTACAAAGATACTGTTGTTGAGGAAAATGTGTGGGAAGATATACGAGAGGATTTACTCCACGGCGAAACTTGGGGTATGGTTGAAATCGGTTATCGTTCCCCCGAAGAGGTGGATATTCTTTGGACGGATACAAAAGAAAGTGCAAAAACTAAAAAGAATAATAAGGGGAAAATTAAACTGACAGCGTTTAAACCGTTTTGCCCGTATACGGTTGATATTGAATATTTCAAAGATGCAAGGAAAGAGTTCTCGACTTCGGAATGGATTGACGTTTTGCTTGGAGCGGTTGACTATAACGCAGATGGTTATGAAGATGAGGAAACTAAACTCACAATGTTATCTCGTTTGCTACCGTTTGTTGAAAAACGTCTTAACCTCATAGAACTTGCACCAAAGGGAACGGGCAAATCTTATCTTTTCGGTCGTGTGAGTCGCTTCGGAGCATTACCGACTGATAGCAAAATAAGCCGTGCTACCCTTTTTTATCATAAGACAAGACATACAGAGGGCTTGGTATCAACAAGTGATTTTGTTGTACTTGACGAAATCCAAACACTCCAATTCGGTGATGTTGACGAAATGCGTACCGTTTTGAAAGCATATCTCGAATCGGGCATTATCAAGATTGATTCTTACGAACGTGCCGCTGATGCAGGTTTTATCTTATGTGGTAACATAAGCAAGGAAACAATGGACGAGGGGGGCTTTAGTAATATGTTCAGCGAATTGCCTAAGTCGTTTCACGAATCCGCCTTGATTGACCGCTTTCACGGTTTTATAAAAGGTTGGAATATTCCACGAATGAACGAGGACTTAAAAATATCTGGGTGGGCACTAAACTCAGAATACTTTTGCTCTATTTTGCACGAACTGCGAGAAGATATGAGTTACCGTGTAATTGTTGACCGATTGGTTGAAGTACCCGACAAAGCTGATACTCGTGACACGGAAGCAGTAAAACGGCTTACTACTGCATATTTGAAACTCATATTTCCAAATGTTCGCTCGGCAAGCGATATTGACCCCTCAGACTTCAAGCGATACTGTTTGCAACGTGCATACCGTATGAGGGATATAATTAAAACTCAACTTGGTATACTTGACAGTGAATATAAAGGCAAAGATGTTCCCGTGTTCAGTATAAAAAAGGTGGAATCGAATGAATAAGGATAAAGATTGTTTTGTCTGCGGGAAAGAAAAGCTTGCTAAAAATGAAGTAGGATTAAATCAGAAAATCCTCGGTCGAAAAGTCGTCAGGTTTTATTGTTATGAGTGCCTTGCGGAATATTTTGAAGTGGAAGTAGAGGATTTATTCGCAAAAATAGAGGAGTTTAAGTTTGGTGGGTGTGTTCTGTTTGAATAGGGCAAAGGTTAATAAAACCGCCAACTTCATCACGAATTTGGCGGTCAATTGTTATAGGAATACGCCGTGGTTTAATTTTAGTTTGTTTCTCGCTGAAATGGTCAACGAGGTCAACTTTTGGTCAACAAAGTTCCGAAAGCTGACCGAAATCTGCGATAAGATAGGATAGGCTTCTCCCCGAAAGTTCCGATGAGAACAGCGTTTATCTAACTTTGCTAAAAGATGCGATAAGGGGTTGGCTTTTGAACAAAAGAGAGCAGTTTAGTAATGAAATATTTATTTCCGAAGACTTATTCGAGGAGTTATCAAAAAAATATGGGGTGCCTACTGCGGGAGATTTTTTAGTAAGTGGAGTTGGCACATTAGGCGTTTGTTACCAAGTTAATGAAGGGGACAAATTTTACTATAAAGATGGGAATGTGCTTTGATTTAAGTTGAATGAGGGGCTTGTTTCAACATATTTTAAGTATTTTTTTCAATCGGATTATATCCAAAATCAAATAGACGGTCAAAAATCAAAATCGACAGTAGGTACTTATACGATTCAAAATGCCAAAAAAACAAAGTTATGGTGTCCTCCTGTAATTAACGAACAACAAAAAATCGCCGACTGCCTATCTTCGTTGGATGACCAAATAACCGAACAAGCCCAAAAAATCGAAACCTTGAAACTTCACAAAAAAGGTTTAATGCAAGGGCTATTCCCCTCTACACAGGAGGTATTCGCATGAGACGGAAACACTTTTCAAACTTGAGAGAACTTGCAAAACAGGTGCGGGACAAGCTGGACGGGGGTAAGAAGTATTACCTGATTTTTGCACATAACGGAACTGGTAAGACGCGTCTTTCAGGCGTTTTCAAAAACTGGGTCAAAAAAACAGATGCCAACGCAGGCAGAAAAACAGAAGGTGCATTGTATTACAACGCCTTTACAGAAGACCTTTTCTACTGGAATAATGACAATGATGATGATATACGTCTGATGTTTAACAAGTCCTCAAGCTTTTTTGCGGGTTTAGATGGTTTCGATATTGAGAGCAAGATTCGCGACCTCTTGAATCGATACGACGATTATCTGTTTTCGATAAATTACGAAGATGGATACATTACTTTTTCCCGAAAAGCTAAAAATGCACGCGGAGAAGATATAAGAGAAGAAAACATCAAAATTTCGCGCGAAGAAGAGCGTATTTTTGTGTGGTGTTTCTTCTTAGCTGTAGCAGAAATGGCAATAGGTGGTATCCCGGAATATTCATGGGTAAAGTATATTTATGTTGATGACCCTATCTCGTCTTTAGACGACAACAATGTTGTTGCTGTCGCTTGCCATTTGGCAAAACTGCTTAAAAATGGCGAGATAAAGACTATAATTTCGACACACCACGCACTGTTCTTCAATGTAATGTTTAATGAGTTGAGCAGGAGAGATTCGTTCGTACGCTATCTCGGCATAAACAAAGAAAACGGCAAATATTATACCCGCGGCATGGAGGACACGCCATTTTACCATCATGTCGCGCTGTTGCAGCAGTTAAAAGAAGCCTCTGCTTCGAATAAGCTCTATACATACCATTTCAACATCCTGAGAAACCTATTTGAAAAGACAGCAGCATTCCACGGTTATGATAAGTTTTATGACTGCATAAAACTTGGGGATAATGACGAAGACAATGTGCTATATAACCGAATGGTCAATTTAATGAGCCACGGTCCTTATTCGATATTTGAACCCGTTGAAATGGTTGACGACAATAAACAGATATTCAAAGATATACTTGAAAGGTTTTTAAGAGAGTATAATTTTAATGAGGCCTTATTTGAAGAAACCGAAGAATAGAGGGGAATTAAAATGAACAATACACAGCAAAAACAATTAGGCGCAACCTTGTGGAATATAGCGGATAAATTACGCGGGGCAATGAACCCCGATGATTTTCGTGACTATATGCTCTCGTTTCTTTTTTTGCGCTACCTCTCTGATAATTACGAAGCTGCCGCAAGGAAAGAACTTGGGGAAGATTATTTGCAATGCGAAGAATTTCTTGCAAAGATTAAAACGACGGACGAGAACAAAATCCATGTTGATATGGTCAAAAAAGTTACCTTCGGCGGTTTGAGTATTGAACAGTTGGAAGCAAACTTAAAAAAAATACTGAATTCAAATAATGAAGAAAACACAGAAATTAAACTTTTAACCCCATTGTCTGTTTGGTATGCCAAAAACTCAGATGTTGCAGGGGTGTTTGAAAAGCAAATGCGCCGAAAGCTCCATTATGTAATCAAACCGCATTACCTTTGGAGCAATATAAGCGAGTTAGCCCGCACGCAGAGCAAATTCCTTTTACAGACATTACAATTAGGATTTAAGTTTATCGAAAACGAATCCTTTGAAAGTGCGTTTCGCGGGTTATTTTCTGAAGTTAATCTTGATTCTGATAAGCTCGGGAAAAATTACGAAAACCGTAACGCAATGCTATGCTCAATAATAATCGAAATAACTAAGGGTCTTTCTGAATTTTGCAATGAAAATGACCTTTTAGGGAACGCTTATGAGTATCTCATTGGTCAGTTTGCGGCGGGGTCAGGTAAAAAAGCCGGAGAATTCTATACACCACAGCAGATATCCAATATTCTTTCTCGTATCGTGATACTGGATAGCCAAAATCCGAGTGTTGGGAAGAGAAGATATATAAACAATTTACTTGACTTCACTTGTGGGTCAGGTTCACTCTTAATTAACGTAAAGAAACACCTTGCGCCAAACAGTATTGGGCAGATATATGGGCAGGAGAAGAATATAACCACTTACAACCTTGCTCGTATGAATATGCTACTTCATGGTTGCATGGGTTCAGAGTTTCAAATTTTTCACGGTGATTCACTGTTAAACGACTGGGACATCTTGAGCGAAATGAACCCTGCAAAAAAATTGAAATGTGATGCGGTTGTTGCGAATCCGCCATTCAGTTATCGTTGGGAACCAAGCGAAGCGTTGTCCGAGGACTTCCGTTTCAACAGTTACGGACTCGCACCGAAATCAGCGGCTGATTTTGCCTTCCTTTTGCATGGTTTTCACTTTTTAAGCGATGAAGGCACAATGGCTATCATTTTACCACATGGTGTTTTATTCCGTGGCGGTGCAGAAGAAAAAATTAGAACAAAACTCTTAAAAGATGGCAATATCGACACAATTATAGGATTGCCTACAAACCTATTTTTCTCTACGGGCATACCTGTTTGTATCGTTGTACTCAAAAAATGCAAAAAGTTTGATGATGTGTTATTCATCAATGCAGGCGAATACTTTGAAAAGGGCAAGCGCCAAAACATTCTTTTGTCTGAACACATTGATAAAATAGTGCAAACGTACCAATTCCGTGAAGAAACGGATAAAAAGTATTCACGATGCATTTCAATGGAAGAAATCGAGAAAAACAATTACAACTTAAACATCTCAAGGTATGTAAGCACTTCATTGGAAGAAGAAATTATTGACCTTGCAGAAGTGAAAAAGAACCTTGACGAAATAGAAAATGTTATCAGTGTATCGAAAGCTAAACATAATCAATTCTTAAAAGAACTTTGCTTGCCTGAACTTCCATAACAAAAATTTTTTCGTTCCTCCCGCCCAAAGCGATGAAACGATAATCTTTAAAAAAGTTAACTTTCATACTTTGGCAAGCAACGCATTTGTACGTACAAATGCACCGTTTCGGTCGCTCGAACGCTCCCTGCACTTTGCTTGTTGGGGAAATAATTTCCCCAAACCCCTTTGCTAAATCGCCATTCAATTGGCGATAAAATGCCGATAAATCGGCAGATGTAAACACCCCGGGGTGGGGCGTAATACTCTGGAAAATTCTACTCTAATTCGCTGCTCCGCTTGCGTAAACTTTCACGTTCGAGTGAATCGGCTTTGCCCAAAATAATATTGACATTCTGCTTAATTTTAGACAACTCTGAAAAGTCTTTTTTGAGCAAATCATACTCGCTATAAAGCGAATTCTTCTCCGCATACAACTTGTTAATTTCAGCTCGTAAAGGCTTAATTAATGGCGGTTTCCCGTCCTTGATATGCGGTTTCAAAGACCTTTCCGCCGCTTTGAAAAGGATAAAATCACTCTCGTTTTCTTTGCGGTATTTTTCCTTGAACACAACCGTGTTTAACTTGTCCACAATAGGTTTAGTTTGGTAAACTTCAATGTCTTTAATCAAAACATCAAGCTCTTTAATCCGCTTTTCAATCGCCTTAATTCTGTCGCTATGGCTGTCTTTTTTATACCTCAAACTCTCGTATTTTTCAGAAAAATCAGCGTATTCAAGTATGTCGTTTTCTGTGAGATAGTTCATCGTATTAGCGGCATTTTTAAGATTTTGAATCTTTGCTCAATGTGCAAATCCTGTCGACTGCTGTGCCTTGATATTATTCTCTAAATCAATGACGAGATTGAATTTTTCAGTGGACTTTCTTGCCTTTGAAACAGTCTGAGTAATGCCCTGTAAACGCTCCTTAATTCGTTCTTCCGAAAACTCCACATCAATCGGTAACTGCCAGTACTAACCATTAGTTTGCTTGAAAGTAATTACGCCGAGTTCCGATTTTGCACGGTTTAACGTCTTGTATGACATAAAACATTTCCTTTCATTTTTACGCAAAAAGCAGCTCACAATTAATTCGTAAGCCGCCATAATGCGGCATTTTATTACGCTGTTTTGGATTTTTCGTACTCCGCACGTTTCTTTTCCTTGCTTCGCCGACAGGATTCGCGGCGTTTTTGAATTTGTTCCCGCCACTTTTCCTCCGCTTCAATTTCTTCTGGAGTAGGTGCGGATATTTCCTCTTGCAGTAACTTAAATTCGCCTATAAAGTTGAAAATAATATCAACCTTTTGTGTGCGTTCCCATTCGGTCTTAACTGCCTTGTGAACAATGATTTTGTGGACAAACCCATTTAGCATTTCGGTAGTTAATTCCCCGAATTCGGTGTGCTTTTTCACCAACTTGATAAACTCGTCCGCCCTGTTACCATCGGCGTTATACGTTTCTAATTCGGCTTTCATTTCATCAGTTTTGACTTCAAGCAAAGTCTGCTCTTTTTCATAATCAGCCGACATCTACTCATACCGCTTGTCGCTTAATTTACCGCTTGCGTTATCTTCATAAACCTTGAGAAAAAGATTTTCAAGTTCCGCAATTCTGCGTTCGTTCTTTGCTATTTGCTTTGCGTGGGATTTAACCGTTTCAGTCTTGTTTATTGCAAATTCCGCACGGATTTTTTCGATAAACTCCGCTTGATTTTCCCGTACATAACCGCTGACTTTTTTAGCATATCAAGCACCAATTCACGAACAACATCACTTCTGATATGGTGTCCCGAACATACGGGATTGAACCGTTTGCTACTCAATTTATACGCCGAACAATCGTAAGAATCCTGCGGTTTATTCACACACGAAGTGCCGTGATAATTGTAGCCATATTCTTTATTCTGAAAAGTTTTTCTTCGGCGGTCTCGACGGCTTCGGAATTAAAAAAGGCAGACACCTCATAAATGGTTCTGCCGATTTGTTTTCGGAATTTGAAATTACCCTCTTGACAAGTTGCCCTTTCTAATGGTATAATATTAGTGTTCCCTGTGCTGTAATCGTTTGTTTTCAAATTGATTAACCTCCTATTACATATTTTTAGATGTAATACAGGCACAGGGATTGGTGATTACTTTTTTATCCCTCACTGTATACCGCAAAAATAGGGCAAAAAAGGAACTGTTTTTTGAAATAATTTTGAATTTGTTGATATTGACGAATAATTGTGCTTGAACGAATTGAGATATGTACAAATCGACGATAAAGGTCGTGAAAATATGGCTGGAATTAGAAAACACCGCAAGTCAAAATATGACTTGCGGAATAAATCACTTGAAAAATTAGACAAGCAACTGGTCCAAGTTGCAGATGAAAACAAAGGACGAAAACTGCTCCAACGAGAAATGCGTGAAATGGCTTTGCATCGTGTTGAACAAGCCGCACGGACTACTCGTGATTTTGAGGAAGTTGTGAATTTATGGGACTTAATCGACAGCAACAGAGCAAAACTTGACGGTAAATATTTGCTTTACACTCATCCGGACAAGTCCAAATTAGGCGAGGAGAGTAAATCGGTAGATGTTGATAAAATCGCCGATTATATCACGGTTTACCCGCCGCCGTACCGAGGTTCATTAAACACGAAATATTGGAGGCAGGTTATAAGCGGAAATTTCTTTGATTCTATGTTTGACTGTGCCTATGAGGTACATCAAACAACATCACAACAGAACATTTCAAGAGCTATTGAACAGCTGAATGTCAATCGTTTGGGCAAGAAATCAAGCGAAGAAAATCTGCAAAATAATGCGCTTGATTTTGCTTCAAAAGGAGACAAGAACAGCGCATTGGTATCCCGCAAATGACATTGAAATGACGGCTCTCTCTTGCACTGACTTTTGCCGACAAACCACTTGCGTTGAATATCGCATTAGGACGTGATTATTGTGAGCGTTATGACTTTGAAGGCGCAGTTTAAGGCGTGGGCGTTCACTTGCACAAGTGCGATTATGCACTACGAGGATAAGGACAAATTTGACGAGTCAACTTTGCTTGCATATAAACTCGGAATGTTGGCGTTCAAAGGCACTTCGCCTACTTATCACGTGGCTCTATTTGACAAGCCTACAATTGTTTGGGATTTCCATTCGCTGTTACTCGGTATTCAAATGATGTTCTCTTTTATGCTGACTGACGAAGCTAAACCGCTCCGAATTTGCAAACATTGTAACGCTATTTTTGCCGCCACAAATCACAACTCTGTGTTTTGTTCGCCGAAGTGTAAAAATCAGCATAATGTTTACAAGAGTAGAGGTAAGTAAAAAAAGTTACGGACGAAGCAATTCGCTCCGTCCGTAATGAAACCTTATTTTTAAGCCGAACACCTCCGAATGTACCGCAAACAGCGCGATTGCGTGTGTTTTAGTAGTATTTATTTCAAATACCCTTTATAGTATAACACAATTGTGAGTCGTGAGGATTAGCAGAAATGTTATGATATGATTGTTAATTTAGGGCGTGTTCGGCAGACAAAAGAGAGCGAAATAATGCCGTTTACGGAGCTTTTGATTTGCCAAGACTGTGGTAGCAAACTTGGGCATAATCACAGTTATTATACGCTCAAAAATGGCGAAAAAGGGCATAATAATAATTATCAGTGTCCAACCTATTCAACGCCGGGAACAACCGCTTGCTCCAGCCATTATATCAGCGAGAAGGATTTATTGCAACTCGTTATTGCGGACATCAGAAATAAGGCGAGCGAGATTATTGTTGCTGAAAACGCCGTTCGTGAGTGAGATTTTCATCTGAAAAATCAATCCGTGAATTTGCAATTTAAGACGGATTCTGCCGCCTTAAAAAAATCTGAAAAGCGACTTGCAGAATTAGAAAAACTGATTCAAGCAACCTTTGAAAAGACGATTTTAAGCGGGTTATCGCCCGAGTCTGCTAACAAACTAATCCACGGTTATGAATCTGAAAAATCAGCATTAACAGAAAAAATAAGCCAATTAACATTCAAAATCAACGCTCAACATCAATTGAAAAATGACGTTGACACATTCATCGAACTGATGAAAAAACACGTCAACATCACCGACCTTGAAGGAGTGTTATTTATGGTTTAGCAGTAAAGTTGGCAGCTCTATAACCAAAAGTACGGATTACTTGATAGCCGATGAAAAAGTCGATACGTTCCATGCAGAATATGAAAAAACAGACCGCTTTGTCAGTTCGCTAAAGTGGACATTTTGTTGCTTTTTTTTTACTTTGTGTTTATGCGGGGTTGACTTTTAGCGGAATATCTGACGGCGATATTGAAATTGACCTTGATAATACCGAAAATATCGGTGATATAATAAAGCTTGATGTTTCTGATGTTGTCCTTAAATCCTCATCATTTATATAATTTATAAAAAGCGAAAAGTGATTTTACTATGGTCTGCATAAAATGCAAGAAGCCGTTTAACGCCGGGCAGAATGATTACGCTTGTGCCGAATATATAGAAAAGCACTTAGAGCATTACGGCGATGACGGTGAAAACACTACAGCGAAAACCCGCGTAAAAGTTTAAAGCGGATAGAACGGAGCATGAATAAACGAGAAAGTCAAGTGCTGATTGCTTAGGAGTTCAACAACTGACCGCACAAGAAATAGCCGATGTTATGTTCAAAATGGGCTTTACTGCGGATAACAACCGTAACAACGCCAGTCCTCGACTGACAAAGGCGAAGAGACCGATACGACATATATTTTTGAAATTTTGAAAAATTTTTAATGCGAGGATAAGAAAAATATATGTTACTATAAAATAAATTTTATTGGAGGTTTTTTCAATGCCATATTCAGATAATTATAAAAAGAAGCTTATAGCTTTTTCTCCCGAAGAATGGAAAATAGTTTTACACAAATCTTCAAAAGCAAAACTAAAACCTAATACATATATAAGACAAATATCAGTCCAAGGCGTGATTAAACATTACGATACAACACCTTTCAATAAACTCATGGTTGCAATTAACAGGTACGGAAATAACTTATCGTAGATTGCTAAAGTTGCCAACACATATGGCTCAATTTATGAGAATGATGTTAAAGATATACAATCTGATATGCAACATATAAAAGAATTGGCTTACGATTGTTTCAGCGAGGATAGGCACATTATCGTTTCAACTCATATAGATAAAACACATATACACAATCATTTTGCTGTTGCTCCTCATGATTTAAGCGGCAATATTTGGACGGGCGGCAAAAGAAGCCTTGCATCCATTCGCAAAACTTCTGATAAAATTTGTTTGGATTATGACAAGAGGTTTTAAATTTTATGATTGACAACGAAATAGACGAGCCGAATAAATTTGCAACTAAGTTTGACGATTTATCCGATAAATTAACAGATGAGCTTTTTGATATGAAAGAAGAAATGACGGAACTCGGTTTAAAGATAATGAAATTGAAAATGCTCCTAGTGCAAAAGAAAAAGCTTGGCGAAGGGAAGATGTCAAAAAACAGAAATAAAGGCATCGTTTAAGATGTTGATTTTAAAAAATGCTTTTGCTTGGGATTGTGTTGTTTATATTGTATAGTCTTATGGGCGAGTTGTTGATGTCGGGCTTTGAGGGTCTTGGAGTTTGTAGGGAAAAGAAAAAAAGGGGGGCGGTTTGAATTAATATAAATGAAACGCCGTGCGAGGGGTGTAAGCATATTACGAGTCCTGTATGTTATGATGATTATGACGATTTAAGCTGTTATACCTGCGGAATAACAGGGATTACTATACTTTTTTTAGCAAGAGCAAACTTGTCTGATTGCAAATATAAGGAGCTTGTTAAAAAAGAAGAGAGGTATTGAAAAATTCACTTTCCAATGGAAATTGAAATTAAAGGTTGGGAATTGTTCTTAGCATTTCTCTAGATCCTCATTAATAAGCCCATTCAGATAAGCATTAACGCTTAAACCCAGCTGTTTAGCCCGCTTTTTTACATCTTCCTCACGCCCTAGGGGGACGTTGAGCGGTATTCTTTTATAGAGCCTGTTGTTTAGTTTATTTTTGGTAGCGGTGCTTTGAACGCCTAGCCTGTAATGCGGCTTGAATTTATATAACTCTTTTTGGGCGGCAGTCGGCAATGTTAAAATTTCCTGCGGGATTTGGCACAACACTTCCAT